GAGCCGCAAAAGATACGCATAAGGCTTGGCAGCATGGCCTGCACAGTGTCACGCACGTCCATAGTCTGCGCCGTGCTGCGGCCCTCTTCGCCAGTGGCAAGAGCCTCACCGTTGTAATATTCAGCTGCAGTGGCGCGCTGCGGGGAGATGGTGTTATCAATGAAATCAACTGCGTCTTCTATGGCCTGCGTTATCGCCGCCTGCAATTCTTCATCGCCCATAGATGGGTCTTCTTCAATAAATTCTTCGGATTCGTATAGTTCGGCCATTAGAGTAGGTCCAGTAAGGATTGAGCGCCCAGCTGGACGCGGCGTGGTAGGCGCTTGTATTGCTCAGCCGCTGCGTCATAGATAGGAATGAGTGGCTCTGCTATGGCTTTGCCTGCAGCCATTGGGCCTTGGAGTGCGCCGCCTAATAGTCCTAGCGCGCCTTCGGTAGCGTTTCGACCAATCTCTGTGCGAGGCTGGTAATCAAGCGAGTTTTGATAAGCCGCTCTTTGCGCCTCAATCTCACTTGTTGGGGTGTTTGTTGGGAGCGCCCTTAGAGTTTGCGCTGCTGTAACAAATGGCTCTGCAACAGCGCTGCCAGCGTTAGATAGGAAGTCGGCACCGCCAAGTACGCCTTCGTTGAAGCGTTGACCGGCAGATGGGGCTTGAATATTGGGGAATGGACCTAGAGCGTTTGCATTAGCTCCCAGGCCAAGAAGACCGGCGGCTGTTACGCCTTTTGCTGTTCCTGAGCTTCCGCCGCCTTGAGTTCCTGAAGGCTCTTCTCGCAGTCCCTGATAATTCGGTTGATCCTTCCCACTAAACTCCCGGAAGCGGGTGGTAGCAGGCTTGAATCCGTAGAACTCTTGATGGAGCGCGTCAGCATTTCCTTCTCTGCCCGCGAGTTGTGCAAGATAGTTTTGAGTTTGTGTTCCCGACTTGACGTTAACGTCGAAGAACGAAGGTTGCGCTGATTGAATCTGTGCATACTTAGATTTGAGATTTCTTCCGACGACATCAAATTGTACCCGTGCTTGTTCCGCGTGCTTGCGATATTCACTAGGGGACATATTAGCGAATTTTTCTGCATCATTAAACTGCGGAATATCTAAAAACCGAAGGCCGACAACGCGAGTAGCATCACGCGGATCAACAATCATCGTGTAAGCGGGAATACCCTGTTCGTTTAAGTCTTTTTGAATATTCGATATAAGAGGGTCATTTGCTGAAACCCCGTCTTTAAAATAAACCTCACTGCCAGCGTTAAACATTTCTGGCGCACTGAGTCCGACCTGGTCATCAATTCTTCGGGCAACAAACCAAGAGTCTTGCTTATCTGCAACGGCTTGTCGCGCAGCCTCATCCAATATGCCAGTGGGTAATCGGTCTTGCCTGCTAATAACGTCAATGTCCATCGCCGTCTCTGGCGTATCCATGTAAGCGCCTAACGTTGGAGCGCCTTTAACCGCGCGAACATCAGGATCTTGCTTGCCATAAGAAACTATCTGCTGCGCTGCGGCTTCAGACTGAGCGGGTGTTGGAATAAAATCGTTGCCTTGAAACTCTTGATTTTGCTCTCTACTTATCCCCAAAAACATGGACTCTGTTGGATCAGCATCCATCATTGTCTCAAAAGACCCGCCCTCGCCTGCAGAGCTAGTCCAGCCGTTTTGAGTCCAGTGGTCTTTTTCTGCAAACCACTGTAGCGCCTGTAAGTCTCTAGGCTCTAGAGAAAGACCAAGCTCATCGTTAATTCTAATAGTCGCATCAGCCAACACGTCTTGGCCAAATCCAAACTCTAGGCTGTTGCGAAATTTTTCCGCATCCACAATGTTGCCGGTGACTGAGCCTTCTGCTGAGCTAGGGATCGGTTTTCTGCCAGAGTGTCGGCGGAGATTTCTAGCCGCCCATACGTCAATCGTGGCTTGCTGACTTCTACCCGAAAGGTTGCCAGAGAAGTTCCTAGCTTTGGGCGCACCGTCTTTTCTCAATACTCGCCAGCGGTCAGCCAGGGCTATCATAGAATTGTAGCTATTGATGCCGTAGTTTTTGGCTTTGCCAGTCTTAGGATCAAATGAAGACTGTTTAATTGTGTTTTCTTCAGCCTGCAATCTGCGCGAAATTTCTGCGGCCTCATTCTCCATTGCCTTGTATGCAGGATCTTGTTTTGCTGCTTTTTTTGTTCTTCCCGATGCGTATTCAGCATCAACGTAAGCAGCTGCTTGATCTTGCAAAGCATAGCGGCGGTCTAATTGATCAGCGAATCCATTCATCAACTCATCAAAATCGCCACGGGTCGATCTATTAAGAATGTCTTGGCTGAACTTAAAATTAGTGCCTACAGGAGTGTTTGGGCTGGTTGCACCCAAAATGTCGCCCATCATTTGCGAGAATGTGCCGTACTCTGTACGAAGCCGCCTTTCGACGTTCTGATACCAACCAGCGTTATCCATTACGCGCTGAGCGCCTGGGTCGCCAGATTGAGCCCTTTTTGCAATAGCTGCAATTTCAGCAACAACATTGTTTACAATTTGATTGTACTGCGGCGACCCTTGAGCAATTGGTTTGCCTGTTTTTGCGTCTTTGTTATAACTGTAGGTGATCCCTTTAGTTTTAAGCTTTAACTGGCCTTTATCGCCAACCGTCATACCAGTGATCTCAGGCACCGACCAATCAGATGCAGGGTGGCGTTTTTTCCACTCACGGGCCACGTTGAAAGCGGCAGCCTCTGTAACCCCTTGCTTTCCTTTGATAGAAGCGCGAATAGATTTTTTCTCAGCTGCTGAAAGCGTGACGCGGTTGGCTAATTTTCTTTCACCCCTATTACCGCCACGCTCTTGTGCCATATCTCGCGTTGCAACATTTGCGCTTTCACGAACAAGACGCATAGCAGGGTCAAGTAACCCTGCCTCTGCTTCTTCGGGAGAAGCCAGTAGGCCAGCGCCAACAGCTGCGGGCGCAGCGGCTTTTCGGACGCTAAGTAATCCAGCCAACTACTTAGCCTTCTTTTTGGGCTTCTTTTCAGCGGGCGCTTTACGGGACATCAACTTCTCGATGTCAGCGGCTGCGTCAGCAACGCCGCCCGGTCCCCGGCGATAGGTTTTATTAGACATCCAGCGAACCCCACATATGGTGATTAGTTAGGGTTCATTTTACCACTCAGACAATGTTCAGCCCTCTCCTGAGCGGCTTTTGCCAGTTGGTGGCTTGGCTTTTACCGCCAGACATAGAGATTGCGTCAGAGGCAAATGTGAGGCAGAGCGCGTCTGCTAGGTCGGGAGATCGAAGGCCACGCTTGCGCATACCGTCTTTTGATTCAAGCTGCATTTTTCCGCTTGATGTGAATTTGTACTTGGCGCTAACGAGCTCGGCCAGCAAGTCATCGTCTTTAGGAATGCTCACGTCCCGGCCTTCTAACCACGCCTTAACTTTGAACCAAAGCTCTGCGCGGAGGTTTATATACGTTTACTTAGATGAAGGAGACTCGCTTGAGTTGATACCAACGGCGGGTAGGCCAAGCTCTCTAAGGCGGTCACATACGCCACCACCAAGGCCAATGCTGTCCACGTTAATCTGCACGGGCTGGTTGCGCGGCTGCAGGGATTCAAACTCTGCGACCACTGCCCCGGTTAATTGCATTAGGTCCAGGCCTTGCCAAGTTTGAATGGCCACTAGCTCACGGCCTCTTCTTTTAGCAAGGGCGGATCGGTCACTACCAAACCGGCTCACGTCCAGTCCCCAGATCATAGGCTCGTCGTCTGTGATAATTACATCGCGGCGCTGGGCACTTTCTACAAGCTCCAAAGGGATGGCCGTGTCATCGTCTCGCTGTGGGAATTCCCCTAGCACTCTCACCCGGTAGGCATTGCTCTCTTCACCGAAGCGCTTGGCCATCTCGGTTACATAGTCATCACTCACCCTGGGCGAGTCTATGCAGCTGACCTTTCGGGTCCACCAATCGCCTGACATTCGGTGGTGCGTATCAAAGAAGAAGCCGCTGCTTCGTGTTGGGTTGCCTAGCAGAATCGTTGTTGCGTGCTCGCCTGACATCGAGCCAGCTGCGGCCTCAAATACCTGCTCTGGAATACCAGAGGCTTCATCGGCCACTAATAAAACATTCGATGAATGCACACCGGCCAGAGATTCTGGCTGCTCTGGGCGACTTACTCTCACCGAAATAAAACCCTCGCTGGGCGCGGCCTTGAGACTGACTCTGTCGTTCTTTACTTCTAGCAATTCTTTTATCGCAACCGGGCACTCATTGATCCAGCGCTTAAGCTCTGCGAACAGAGCATCAAATAATTGCGCACTTGTTGGGGCTGTGACTACGATTTTGACCGGGTAGCGGGTGATTAGGTAGTGAAGCATCACCCAGCTGGCTGCAGTGCTTTTGCCGGTGCCGTGGCCAGATCTTATTGAGATCTTCCTCTCGCCGCTTGCCACGGCCTCAAGAAATTCTACCTGCCAAGGATCAGGCGACTGATTCAGCACTTCTCTAACAAAGGCCACGGGGTCGCTGCGATACTTTTTAACGAAGCCTATATATGGGTTTTCTGCCATGCCATATTTTACAGCGAAAGTATGCGG